CACAGAGCCCCCACACACACATGAATACACACACACAATCTGCAAATCCTGAATATCAGGTGGTCTCCGGATCAAATGAAAGTCGACCCAGTGTCGCAGCCGACTGTGATCAGTCGGTAACATCACATAGCAGCGTTGCTAAGAAGTTTTGGTTTGAAAAAGACATCAACTTCCCTGCAGCAAAGTATATTAAGAAAAACATGATAAACGGAAAAGAAAAATCAGTAGAAAAAAAAAATAAAAATGAAACTTTACCACGTTTACCATACAATACCAAAATTGCTTACAAATTAGAAAGATCCCTTCATTGGGACAGCTCTAAATTTGAACAATTTTCTAAGTACCATCCCGTCGATGCAAGTTTGAAGACTTATGATAGCTCAAACGAACATCCAATGGCAGCTTCCTGCAGAAACATCTTGGAGTCATGCGCAATTACCATGGCTATCAAGAAATGTTTTCATAATGGAATAGACCATTGTTATATCAAAGACGTAGGTGGCAGCTTCATACGTCATAAAATGGCTAGAAGAGATTTCATGCATACTTTAGCACCTGATCTCATTGCTAGCGATTTTCATAGAGGTAATGAAGTTTTGATGAGTAACGTGTGCCGACATAAATGGCAACAATGCACCTGCACAGAAAACACCTTATCTATTTCTGTGCATGCCCTATATTATCTGAGACCCGATGAGATCATTAATTGTATCTCTCAACAACGAATTCAAACACATTATGCAGTTATGCACGATTATATTAACAAACCTTCAACTCTTTTTGACGGTGAGGTTAATATATTATATAGTGCTAACATGATGCAAGTCACGGCAAAAGGCAATTCAGCATGTTATACTCACGAATACCCATATTGGATGAACCATTCTGGTTATTACAATGACAAAGTTACAGGCAAGTCACTCCATTTCTATGCTAAACATAGAATTATGGATGATGTTCTCTGGGAACTTACTGTCGGTGAATGGGTATACGATGATTCTCCTGAATTTTTGTCTGACGATGCATTGACTCTATCAGTGTGTGAAGCCAAGTTTAAATTCGCAAGAGTTATTGACAAATACTCAGTTACGAAATTTCTTGATGACGTAGCAGCTGATCAACGATTAAAAATTGTTGGTCCATACAAATCAAGGAAATTTGCTCTGGATTGGTTTATGAACCATTCTCCAGTTGTAACTAGTCCCAATTTCTTTTCTATGGATGCTGAAGAAGGAATTGATAGAATCAACTATCAATTAACCAATCTTAAAGGCATCTATACATGGCATCAAATACTGACAAGACATTTTTCCAAGAACTTTTATATATATGCTGCAATATTATTTTGCATGTCATTTTATTATAGTCCTTTGGTCACAATGCTATTGTGTTTAGGTTATTATTTGACCTCTAAGCAGCAATTATCTTTTAAATACTCCATCATAGATTTTTGTTGTGGGAAGAACGACAACCCTGTAGACGTAGAGAAATGTGCAAATTTCCCTAGGTATATTAATGGTATTGATTGCAAAGCAAAAGTTAGAGCTTTTCCTCTACTAGCAGCTATGCATCATTTACCAGCATACCCAAGAAATTGTTATCACAGCTACTACAATGCTATAACTAAACGTATGTTATGTCCACTCAAAGTGGATGACTCTCAATGGGATGAGGTTTATTACCCCACCCCCTTATTAAGAGCAGCAGCTGTAGCAAGAACCAAGTTGGTTCCTCTGTCATACACGCAGTGGTTGGAACGTTTTCCAACTAAGAAACAAATTGCTCTGAAACGTGAAAAACGAAGTAGATATTTACACCAGTATCAAACTACCAACGACTCGAAAATGTTTCAGAAAACCGAAGGCGCCAAATCAATAGATAAGGCTGCCCGTTGTGTCATATCCACCAATGAAGAATATACCAGTGAAGTAGGTAGGTGGATAGTACCCTTAACAGCAATTATCGGAGAATGTTTGGACTCCGATTCAGTGATCTTCTTGCCTTTAGCAAGTAGTGCTGAGGAAATTGCAGGGTATATATCCAAATTCGATAATTTTGTGGAAAATGACTTCTCATCTTTTGACTCAACCGAAGGACGCAGGGCCCTGCTCATGGTTTATAGATTCTATAACATGTGCGGAGTTCCTAAGGAGATAACAGACCTTATGGAGCGCGACTTGGATGACACTAAAATATCCACATCAGTGGGAATCACTTTTAATTGTAAAGGATTCCGCTTTAGTGGTAGAAGTGATACATTACTTGGTAACACAGTTTTAAATGTTATCATAATGTATCATGTGTTCAAGAGTTCATTACAGAAAATGATAGTTAAAGGCGACGATTCTGTTATAGATGCATTGCCTGGTCATGACGATCAAGCTGAGAAAATATTATCAGCTTTAGGTTTTCAGGCCAAAATCAGGCGAACCAATAAAGAAAATGTTGAATTTTGTAGTAAATTATTAGTACCAGTTGCTGATGGTTTTACTATGGGACCAAAAATCGGGCGATTGTTGGCCAAAACTTTTTGGTGTAGAAACACCAATTTGAATTTGACCCAGCAATTTAGCCAATTCAAAGGAATAATCAAAGGATTAGAGCATGACATTAGCTTTGTACCAATTTTGAATAAATTGATACCTTATGCAGATGTAGACTACAGCACCGTTAACGAGTATGCTGTAGCAAATGCACATCCTCACAAAATGACACCAGAAACTGTTCAGTATTATTCTGACAGATACGGTATATCTTGTGAGGATTTATTAGCTTTTGAGTTTCCTAATGAATTTCCAATATTACTAAATGACGAGTTAACTCGTACAATTTGTGATGTTGATTGGTCTATTGAGGACAACGCTGAACTTTTGTCAGTAAAATACGTCTTACCAAAATTCGACTACATGGCCCCCATTTACGAAGAACTTGTTAAATGGTTCTTTGGGATTTACATGGCTTTATTAATAGGTTTGTTTGAGTCCATAGTACATAGATCTTTTTATAATCTTACCATGCACGTACTTCTGTTTTATTTACCACTACCTCTTGCAATTCTTGTTCATGCCTTCTTAAATTATAAGAACTCAGTATTACTTAGTCTGGGCCCAGCCGTAATACACATGACAAAGAAGAATAAATCAAGAAAAGCTGTTGGTTCTAAGAAACCTCAGCAAAACAAACAGAAAGAAAACGAGATTATAGGTAAATTAAGACCTATTGTACAATCAGCATTAGCCAAAGGGCTAAGAGCTGGCGGTGCTTCAGTTGGAAATTTTATTGCACCTGGAGTTGGAGCTGGTTTAGGATATTCGGCAGGCGCCGGTATATCCCAAATCTTAGGGTTTGGAGATTATAAAGTCTCCAAGAATTCCTTAACTTCAGCACCAGTTTTTGGTAAAGTTGCACCAACTTTTAGAGTAAAGAACAGGGAGTTTATCAAGGATATAACTTCCTCTACAGCATTTTCCGCTACAAATTACTCTCTCAATCCAGGTAATACTAGTTTATTTCCTTGGTTGAGTAAAATAGCCTCTGGTTACCAGCAGGCAAGAATAAATGGAATGGTATTCTATTTTAATACTACCAGCGCTAGTTCAATTGGTTCTACCAATACTGCGTTAGGAAGTGTTTTACTATCTACGAACTACGATACTAACGAACCAGCTTACAAGTCCAAGGCTGAAGTTTTATCATCATATTTTTCTAGTAGTGGATCTCCAGCAGAGGACCTCATTCATGCTATTGAATGCGATCCTAAACAACGTCCATTCGATGTTATTAACATCGATAATGGAGAGTCTATTGTTGATCCTACTTTATATAATATGGGTAACTTTCAACTAGCCACGGTTGGCATGCAAGCTCCTTCAAACATAGGTGAACTATGGGTATCATACGACATTACTTTCCTTAAACCTAGACTAAACTATACTGGTGATTACTCTATCATGAATAATGGTAGTTGGACCACCACTAGTCCTCTTGGTAATATTATTACAGCGTTTAAAGGAACACAGTTAACTGTCGATGGTTCTGGTGGATTTGATACCATACATTTGGCGCCATATATTGGCAAAACTATTTTGTTGACCATGACATTATCCGGTACAGGCTTAAACACTCCAGTTATTTCAGCTGTGGTGTCTGGTCTGACCGCACGTAACGCTTTTAAACTGTTCGCTGCCAGCACCACTAATAATAACGTGGATCCTGCGGGCGGACAAGTTAGTGTTACATTTTGTTATGATGTGACTGACGTGGAAGATCCTACTTTTCAAGTAGTAGCCTCGTTAGTGGCAGGTACTCCTTCCAGAGCAGATCTCCATATTTGTTCTCTAGGTTCTACCAAGAATCTATCATTCTAGTTTCTTAATAATTGTTCATTG